CCGTCAGTTGGTAGTTGGGAATTGAGGGGGGGGCAAAACCTTTTAGAAATCGTCAATATTTTTCGCAAACCGCATATAGCCCTCTTTTGCCCTAATTTGAGATTTATTAAAAAATTGATTTGACTTTTACCAAATAGATTATAAGTATCAAAACAACAACAAGTGTGTTAATTAATTAAGAATGCCTTTTACTCCTCAACAGATTTCCAATTGTGTCGCAAGTTGCGACGAGCGTATTGCCTCTATTGAAACCAAGTTGAATAATTGGAAGGTGTATGGTAAGGTGCTGGGAATTGTGTCCCTTGAAATGGAGGACAAGAATGCCGAATTAATGAAGAATTACGAGAACAATATTCAACTTATCAAGGTGGAGAGGTTGATATACCAAGCACTCGCCAAGAGCGGAAATGGTGCTATATTCCCAAAACTATTCCAAAAGTATAGCGACCTAATGGGGATTTCCTATGATATTTCAGGCAATATGGTTCGCCTTGACGGGGTTGAGGAACAAGAATACTTGGAGTATTGTGCCTCGTCCTTGAAACAGCGTGAGTATATCCAGAAACTTTGCCTGTATGGTGAGAGAAAATAAAACAAAAAAAAATAAAAAGAGAGGGTAAGCCCCCTTTTTTTATTTGTGTTGTGTTTATTCGTCGTCGTATTCTCCTCCCCAAATGATTTCGTAATCCATATCTACCCCCTCCCCGTCTCCCCACGCTTTCGTAATAAAGCAACTCTCCGCACCCTTTTCCCTCACATACCGAAATAAATAATCCAAATCACCTATTAATTCGTCCAAACTATCCCATTCCCATTTTCCGCAAGGGAGTTCGGCAAAATCAAGTCCCCCTCTCGCAAACCACATTCTCAATTGATATTTAAACTCCATTGTTGTTCTTTTGATATGATACATATATTTATCAAATCAAACTTCAACTTTTTTTCAGCACCCGACCTTGCCCTTAAAATCGTCATTTTCGGTAATAATTGTTTTAGGGTCAGCGGGAACACTGGGGTCTTTCACAACATTCATACCTTTCATTTCAACGGGTGTGCGTTTCTCGGGGTCGGCACTGCGGAAAAAGTGTTTCAGCAAATATTCGTTCTTCAAGTGGTCGCAACTCTTACTCAAATCGTCAAAAATATCGGTGAATTCACCTGCGTCGTGGTATAAGTCGCCTGACCTGTGTTCGCTTGAATTAATGTAATGTAAGAATGCTAAACAATACCAACCACAAGCGGAATTCATTAGGGACTGAATATCCTTTGTAGCATACGGCAGTTTCATACCACAAAACTCCTCTACAATGGTAGGCGGGGGCATTCCAAAACTATCAAAGTATAGACCCTCCTTTTTATCGTTGGCGTATTTATTGACTTGAAAGCAAGTGTAGTGCGAACCTTGATTGCGTTCGCCGTCCTCGTCAAACTCGTTCTCCATATTAATTATATAGGACTTGTTGTATTTGAGTTTCTCGTTTTTGAGTTCGTCTTTGAAGCCGATAAAAGCCAAAGGAACTCTCATTCGTTTTGCTAAATCCTTGATTTGAGTATCAGTGAGGGACATTATAGATTAAGATTAGATTTTATTTTCGGCTAAACTCCTTATTTAATATTTGCTGTATATTCCAATACCCACTCCAACAACCAAAAGTGAATAAGTCCATTACTAAACTACCAAAGGAGTTGGTCGGCGTAATACCCCGCTGAACCGACTTTGTGTCTGTCTTTCTCGTGGCGAAGTTTGTATAATGCTCTGCGTTTGTCTGCGTAATCCTTACCCTTTTCTTCAATGTAGGTAGGATAATCTTTATACCCAGCCCCACCAGCATAGGTGATAAATAGCCCATTCTTATCATAGACCTCTATTTTCTTTTTGGGATTGTCGCTTGGAAATACCTGAACTCCCAATCTTTTTGCTTGTTTCTTGGTGTAGTCGGTAATCTTATATAGCCCAGAACCTTTGGCTTTGAATGCGGGGAGGTTCGCCTCGCCCTTAATATCTTGTTTCAAAGCGATTTGTTCCTTTGCTTGTTTGGGGTCAATTTCGTCGGCAGTCAATGGCGTATCCTTACTGACCCTTTTGTGCGGACGATATACGGGATAATCTTCACCGCCAATGTCGCCCCAATCCTCTTTAAACCACCGCCCGAGATTTTTCGGCTTGTTGTCGTCCTCGTATGCTCCGCCTCTTGCCTTGTAAGTTTTCACAATCCAACCGCTCTTGTAAGCAGAGGGTTTCTCATATATTTTGTCCGCTTCTCTCTTAATGCGATTATAAAGTGTTTGGTCTAATATTATAGGCATATATACTATTAGACAGAAATTAATTAGGCAATTACACTCAATTCCAAATCACTTTCACTACCAGTTAATCGGGAAGAGGGGCTGGGCGGAGGCACAGCACTTGTAGGTAAGGGACACAACTTATCAACCACTTTCTTTGATAAGGCATTACCGCTTTCGGTTAATTTACAATAAATGTTGTAGCACTTTTCCAAATAGTCCTTTGCGGGGACGGGTCGGTGGTCTCTTGTAAGAGAGAGCGTTTTAAATATATCAACTGATAATAAGTAAAAATCTCGCTGGGACACCAATTCGCTTTCCATTCCCTTTTGAATTGCTAAATATAACTCTACACTGCCGATAATGGAACAGACAAGAGCCAAAAGGCAAGTGGTTATACTAATAGCACCTTGCTCCATATAAGGGGTCATACCCACACTCACGATACTATTTATACCCGACAATACGATTACGGGTAAGCGGTAATATTTGAGGTTCTCTTTCAGTGTGAAAAAGCGTTTCTTGTGTTCGTTAGATAATATAACGGAGTTAATTCGTATGGCTTCAAGCACATTCTCTATATCGGTAGTCCAGTCATTCTCCATTGGGGTCAATATATATAGGGGCAGAGTTTATTTTTACTTTTTTCTTGAAAAAGCAACAGCAGAAATACTTTTGGTAGAATTTCCGTCGTCGCTCTTTCTCGTTAAGCAATTCCTCCAAGACAGATATTGTTTCACCAGCACTATCCATATTAGAAAATATTAATCTATTATCCACCTTACACATATACTATATATAAATATTTTAAGAAAAAGTTGCTCCATTATTAGAAACTAAATACCATTCAGCACTATTCGCATTCCATATCAATTCGCAAGAATTACCTTTATTAGCAAGATTAATAGCAGTAGAGGCAGACGCTCCACCTTGAACCCAAAGCGTAGAATTGAGAGTAATATTAATAGAATTACTTGTATTACGGAAATATAAAACTACTGGATTTTGCGAACTACTATTAGTAGCAAAATTATCAGCATTCCAAGCAGAATATACAGCAGTAGAAAAAGAACCACCAACAGGGGAGGTTTGCGACCAACCTTGACTACTATACAATATATTACTTTGACCCCAATAAATATAACTTGTTCCTAATGACCTTGTTAAAAAAGAAGGAGAAGTAGAAGGAGAAGTATAAGAAAAGTTTTGCGGTTGATAAGTAGAACCATTCCAAAGCATTTCAAACATATAATCGGTATAACCAGTAGAAGTAAAACTACCACCAAGAATAATAGCATTAGTATTCGTATCTTTTACAGATACATTAACTGAACTACTCAAAGAAGGATTTAATGTAAAGAAACCAAAAACATTATAACTTGTTGAACTATCAAAATCAATATGCGTATAATAATTTTGGGTGAAAGAACTTCCACCAGTAGTAAATGTAGAAAAATCACCACCAATAATAAAACGATTAGAACCAGTATCATTAGTAATTGTTCTTACATAGTTATTAAATCCGTCTGTTGAAGTGTTGTTTGTATTATAAATATTATTAGTAGTATCAACAATAGCAAGAAAATTATAAGTATTAATATTTCCTCCGTCTTGCGTAAAAGCACCTCCAATATACAAATAGTTATTATAAGTTTCAAAGCATAATACTTGATTATTTAAACCTGTTTGACCTATATTAGACCAAGTAATAGGAACAATAGCAGGAGTGTTTGTAATTCTACCAATATTGTTATAAGTAGTAGAAGTATTAAAATCACTTGTAAAAGCACCACCAAAATACAAGTCCCCATTAAACTCTTTAAAGCAATTGATTTGTCCGTTTAATAGAACACCCAAATTAAACCAACTACCATTAGGGTCATTCGTATAATATATTTGTCCGTCAGTTGTTCCAACATAGGTATTACCATTATAAGTAGCAGAAGCACTAATAGGCGACCAACTACCTAATGGAGCAGTCCCTACTGATTGAAGAGAAGGAGGAACACCAGTATTAATATACAATTGACGCATATTAGGGTCATTACTCGTGGGGGTGCTGTCGTTCGCAGTTAAATAAGAAACCTTTTGAGGAGCAAGAGTAGAAAAGAAAGTTGTATTAGCATTAAAAATATTATTGATTTGGTTTGAGTTCATATCTAATGTTCTTAAACAATTGACTTGATTAGCACTTCCATTTAAACTTAAAAAATCAGTTATAGCACCACTTCTCCTTACAGCGAGGTCAATTCGCCCATTTTCACCACCAGCAGTTATAGTAGGAGCGTTTGTATGAAATCTTGCGTATTCTGTTTTAGTCCCAGCAGAGTTTTTAGCGTAGAACCCCATTCTATTAAACTCGCCAGTTTGAGCGGTTCTTTGATTATACATTTCTTCGTATATTATAGCATTTCCAGTCCCACTATTTAATGTTAGAACAGGAGTATTACTTAAACCGCTATTAGTAATAGTAATATTTTGAGGAGTTAAAGTTGTTCCAACATTCGCATTAGCAGTATCAGTAATAGTAATAGTCCCTTGTTTAATCTTTGTCTGCGTAGTAGTAGCACCGAAACCTTGTTGTTTGTAAAGGACACCGCCCGTATTGTTTTCGTCGCAGAAAATAGTGAAATCTTGGTCGGTAGAGGAGGAGTATTCAATGCCGAAATTTGTGCCGACACCAATAACTCCCGCTTGTATTTGAATGTTATTTGGTGGGGTGGTAGTAGCGTCTTGAACTGCTATTGTATTGACTACCACCAATTCTTGTGGGGTAGTGTTTGTAGTAATAGCAGATAGGTCTTTGAAATTAATGGGATATGTAGCAACGCCGTCAGGTGAAACAATAGCACCCGCAGAAGAGATTTCTAAATACCCGCTGGTGGTATTATTAATAATTTTAAGCCCTTGTCCGTCTTGCTCTGTTGTGAAATCAACCACTCCGTCATTAAAAGAGTTAATAACTGCCGAGTTTGTGTAGTTTGCTGATATTGTAGGTGGAAGCGACATTATATACTATCTAAACATTATAAATTTAAAAGTTCTTTGTAAAATTACTGGTTGAAATATCTCCCAGTGAATATCTCCCAGTGTTTAATAATTCAAAGGACATAGTCCAGTTATAAAATGCTGGACCGCCAGTTCCAAGAATGGGGAAGTTAAATACAATAGTGGAGGTTGTTCCGTTGTTTGTTAAAGAGGGGGTCAAGTAATTAGCAATATTACCACTATTGAGAATACCCGTAGCAAAGTAGGGGCGACCATTCGCAACATAGGGGGACATAGAAGACGAAACGGGTGCGTATATAAAATTCGTGTTAGTTGCTCCAATTCCATTGTTAAAATACACGGGAATATTTGCTCCCGCACTGCCTATAAACGCTTTTGGGAACATAGTCATAGTCGCCTCGTATGTAAGACAGAGATTAGTATCAAATGTCCCAGTTGTAGAGGATTGGTTATTCTGTATAGTAATGACTACTCTAAACACAACGCCGTCCCAGTAGTTCTTACTTGCTATATTTCCAAACGAAATAGTGGGGTATGGTGGTGGTATGGGGTTTCCGCCCTGTAAATTGTATCCCGTCCAAGTAGCGAAAGGGTAAGTTTGGGTGGTCGTAGCAGAGGTGTATTGCCTTGTCCCGTCGGGGAATTCAAGATAATTTGTAGGGTAAGTCCCGTCTAAAATAAGGTTGTTGCCTATTGTTGCGTTGCCTGTAATATTTACGGCGGGGATAGTTTCTGTCCCCTGACCGAATGGGAATTGTAAGTATAATCTATTTGCTTCGGTTATAGTTAGGAAACCACTTGTGGAACTATTAGTTGTGCTAAATAGTCCTGCGTCAAAAATAGGGACATTCTCTACTGGTGGGTTATAAGCACTCATTCTATATATAATTAAGAGAAGATAAAAATATCAAATCAACAACCAAAAAGCAAATTAGAGTAATCTAATAGCAGAAGCCCGACCGCTCCCACTAATATTACTACCACCGACACTAACTCTTGTAATCATAGTTTGGGGTGAGGGAATAGTAATAACATTACATAATGAAATAGTATATATCCAATTTTGACTTACAGAGGACGAAAAGACAATTTCGTATCTTACATTACTATCGTATGAAAAACTACCATTATCTATAAGGAATGTTATACCATTACAACTTATAGTGCTTCCCAAAATAGCAGGAGCAGACAATTCATAATCCGCCACTATTAAGTATGTTCCAGCGGAGGGAAGAGCGAGGGTTTCGGGTAAGATTGTTGTGCTTCCGCTGGGTATGGGTGTAGAAGCATAATTAACACTAATAGTTGTTCCAACAGACCCCAAGTTTGCTGTAATAGCAGATTGAACCCACGCAGTCGTCGGTATTTTTGTAGAACTATCATTAGACGCTGGTAGTGGTGTGGCGGTGCTTGTAGGGAGGGCGGTATTTGTAAAAGAGGCAGTCCCCTCTACGATTATATCTTTTAAGGTTTCTGTTCCTTGTGCTATTGGGAATGTTAAAAACGAACTACTTGCTACTGCTCGTGTAAGGAGTTGAGAATTTGTTGTCCTAAATAGCGAAGCGTCAAATATGGGGACATTTTCTGCTGGTGGGTAATAAGCACTCATTATATAGATTAAGTGAGATAATATTATAGTAAGTTTAGCACTTTTTATTTTCTCATTAAGTATATAATGCCTCCCCGAAAAAAGAAAGAAGCAGAACCACCAGCGGAAATCGTAAATTGGTATGAAAAAATACCAAAGGAAATGCTTGATAGTGCCGAGAACCCCAACTTTAATATACACCACCTCAAAGTGCCGTTTAGAATGTGTGTTGTAGCCCCTTCGGGCAGTGGAAAGACGAATTTCCTTGTTAATCTTATCCACCTATTCAGTCAGGGTTCAAAAGGGACTTTCGGCGATATAACAATTATAACGAGAAACAAGGACGAACCACTATATAACTTTTTGACTTCTAAATGCGACCAAATTCAAGTCAAAGAGGGCATACACAACCTCCCCCTTTTGGATAAAATGGATAAAAAGATTAACCACCTTGTATGCTTTGACGATTTGGTTCTCGCCAAAGACCAATCAGCGATAGAGAACTATTATATTCGTGCGAGAAAGTTGAATTGTTCTGTGATATATCTGTCGCAGTCATATTTTAAAATCCCCAAGATTATCCGCAATAACTGCTCGTATATGGTTATTTTGAAACTATCGGGCAACCGAGAGGTGAATATGATTTTGAGTGAATTTGGACTTGGTGTATCAAGGGAACAATTGTTGGGAATGTATGAATTTGCTACAAAGGAGAAGTTCTCGCCCCTTTTAATTGATTTAGAAGAAGAACCATTCAAAAGGTTTAGGAAGGGCTTTACGCAGATTTTAGACCCGTCGGCTTATAAAAGTGAAATGCCTTAAAGATTATCTAATGTATATATATAATGTGCTTACGACCAGAGTGTAAATACATTGAAATAGTTGCGGGATTACCCTCCACGATATTTAACACTTATATCCACTACGACGGAGACCATAACCCGCTGTGGATAGATTATATGGGACTTGAATTTGATAGAAAAAAAGGCAGTCCAAAACCTGTGCGAAAAATATGGAAACAACTACCAAAAGAATATTCAAAGGAATTATAATCTCGCTAATATAATATAATGCCTAACATTACACTTGATTTAGGAAGCGGTCGTGGGGTTGTTGCCGATAATTTTTTCAAGAGAACTTCCTCCAACGACGACAGCAAACCCGCCAGTGATACAAGAGTTCCGTTGCCTATGTTTGGAGAAACCCATTTGGAACTACCGCCCTTTTTTATAGTCGCAAGTAAAAAGAAAGGAAAGAGGGGTGGAGTAAAATGGAGATTAGCAAACCCAATGACTGAAATCCGTAATTTAGCAAGTCGCAAGGGAAAAAAATCTATTAAATTAACAAGGAATGAAGACGCAGAAACACCTGCTTTGGTGGAGAGCGAACAAGCGGAATTAGCAAGAGTAAGACCCTCTTTGAGTGATTTTTCAGCGAGAGACCAAGCAAAGATTATTAAACATTTTAGGTCTATATACGACGACGAGGCGGAGGACAAGGCAGTTCCAACCAAGAACAAGCCGAGAGGTTTCCCAGCAGTCCTTTATAAGAATGCGAAAAAGGCGGGATACAAGGAGACCACAGAGAAGGTATTTCGTAAGAATGAATTGAAGCCGAAGAAAGTAGCAGAATATAAAATCCCAGCGGGTCGTCCAGCAAGGGAGCGACGACGATTTTTAGTGGAGGACGACGAAGACGGAACAACAGAAGATATAGAAGTTATAAAAAGACCTGACCCAACAGCAACGCAAATGAGAGTAGCAAAGGCACAAAAGGAGGCAAGAGAGAAACGCAAGACCGCCCCACCTATAA